AATCTTCAACGTCTGGTACGTTTACAATTACGTTTCCAGCTGCTGAAGCGACTGCTGCAATTTTAAGAATAGCATAGGAGATAAAACATGGCCTCTATCCAAGGATGGGGCCGAGAAACTTGGAACAGTGGTGCCTGGAACCAGCAAGCACCTGTATCTGTTACAGGTAATGGCCTCACGTCATCTCTAGGTACTGAGACAGTTGCCACTGACCAAAATATTTCAGTAACAGGTATTGGACTTACCTCTACGGCAGGCACTGCTGTTGGAACTGGTATAGCTGAAGTAAGCCCTACTGGAATTGCACTTACTGCATCTTTAGGTGAGGAATCACTTTCAACAGATCAAAACATATCAGTATCAGGATTAGGCTTAACTTTATCATTAGGTAATGAATCATCAAGTGTAACAAAAACCACAGGTTGGAACCGTGATACAGACATCAACACTGGAAATTCTATTGGTTGGAGTGAACAGCAGTGGGGCGCTGTAGGTGGATCATTTGCTCTTACAGGTCAAGCTTTAACTTCATCTATAGGAGATGAATCTCTAACTACCGATCAAAACATTTCGGTTACTGGATTAGGCACAACATCTGCACTAGGTACTTTTTCTATATCAGGTGATGGACAAATTACAGTCGTAGCTGGTTCTGAAACAGCCATGCAATCAGCTGTTGGCACAGCAGAGGCTGATCCTGAATTTGTTGTATTCCCAAGTGGTAATGCTTTAACTTCAGCATTGGGCACAGTAGAGACATCTATTTTCCTTACAGGTGTAGGATTAACGTCAAGCCTTGGTGATGAAACTCAAGAGACAATTTATACAGCTCCAAGCGTATCAGCTACTTCGAATGTTGGTACAGTGGCAGTATCTGGAACTTCGACTTTGACAGTGACTGGTAATTCTGTTACAAGTTCACTTGGTACTCTACAAGGCACCTTCTGGTCAGAAGTAGACGACTCAAACAGCGATATTAGTTGGACAGAGGTTCACAAAGCTGCATAAAAGTTTTGACAAACTTTAATTTTTAACTTTATATAGGAGATATTATGAGTTCGACATATTCGACAAGTTTGAGAATAGAGCTACAAGGCACTGGTGAAAATTCAGGAACTTGGGGTACTATTACAAACAACAACTTTTCTCAATCTTTAGAGTTTTCTATTGCTGGTGTTGTCGATGTAGCTTGTGGTGACAATGCAGTTACAACTTTGACAAACGCCGATGGACCACAATCGCAAGCAAACAACCAAGCTAGAAACGCACATATAAGATTAACGGGAGCACATGGAGCTGTAAGAATTGCTCAGTTCCCAGCTACGCAAAAAATTTATTTAATTACAAACGCAACAACAGATTCTGGATCTTCAGGTCCTTATGCTATGACAGCAAGACTTGGTGCATCTGGCAACACTTTAACAATAGAAAATGGCGCTACTAGACTAGTCGCTACAGACGGTACAAACTGGTATGATGTTTTTGCAGGACCAGGTACAGTTACTGCTCCAGTAGATCTTAATGGTCAAACATTAACTTTAGATGAAGATGCAGATACAACTATCTCAGCAGCTTCTGATGACGTTATTACATTTAAAGTTGCTAACGCAAATCAATTAACATTATCAGATGGTGCTTTATCGCCTTCCACAACTAATGATATTGATCTTGGAACAGCATCTTTAGAGTTTAAAGATGCATTCTTTGACGGCACAGTTCGTATGGATGCAATCGGTTTTGGTACTACCTCTATGGCTTTACCTTCAGCTGATGGCACGTCTGGACAATTTATTCGTACAGACGGATCTGGAACTTTATCTTTTGCAACAGTTAATACTGACACAGCTTTAGATGATATTACAACAGGGGATGCCGCATCTACTTTAGCAACTACCGCTGGTAACATAACTATAGATGCTCAAGGCAACGATACAGATATCTTATTTAAAGGGACAGACAATACTGCGGATATAACTATGCTTACACTTGATGGAAGTGAAGCTGGTACAGCAACATTTAATTCAGGTGCTGTTTTTGGAGGATCGGTTTTACCTTCTGCTGATGATACTCATGATTTAGGATCTTCAACAAAACAGTGGAGAGACATATATACAGGTGACTTAAATTTAAATAATACTAAAACTAGAGCAAATGAAGTTGATGGAACTTCAGGCCATTGGACTATTCAAGAGGGCGATGAAAATCTCTTTATTTTGAATAGATTAAATGGTAAAAAATATAAATTTAACTTAGAGGAGATTGAGTAATGGCTTTAATAATAGGTGGTGTAACCGTAACAGGCACACAAACTTTAGATGCTACTAAATTAACAGGCAATTTGCCTGAAATTTCAGGAGCGGACTTGACTAATTTACCAGCACCCTCTGCCTCAGCTGTTGGCACTGCTATGTCGCAAATGGGCGGTCAAGATGTTGGTGGAGTTTTCGCTGGTTTAAATACAGGAACAAGTAGTTCAAATACACCAGGTACTATCACTAGTCAGATATTATTTGCAGGATCAGCACCTCATGCTGGTGGTTATAATACTGGGGCTACACCAAGTGGCACATCAATGTCGTTATATAGAATAGCTGCATCTAATTTTGGTATATTTAGACGTGTTTCATAAAGGAGATAAATAATGGCAATAGATATAGAAACTTCAGTTATAGCTTTACAAAACCCTGTAAGAAAATATGCGTTTAGTTTAAAAACTGATGCTAATGGTGAGTTAGAAATGGGTAGTGACGGTAAGCCTATTAAAATTTTTAATGTATTAGAAGACGATGGCACCACTAGAAAAACTACGATTGAATGTGATGTTAAATGGACTCATAGAACTGAAGCAGTTGGAGATATATGGGAACCTTTTATGTGTACGCCTTGGGATACAGCGGCGCACGGTCAAAAACTTTGGACTGATTTAAATAATGGAGTTTATGGAGCCATTGATGAATCAGATTTAGAGGGTTGGTGATCCTCAAAAATAGTTGTAAAATTAAAAGATAAAGACCTTCTAATTCTATCTTTGTGCTTCAATTTAAAAGGCATAACAAAATGCTGATGACTGGCCTGAAAAATATAGAAATCACCTACAGCTGGTTGAAATGATATACAATTTTCACCGTCCACAGTTGTAAAAGTTAAACAACCATTCATAGACTCTTTATTTAAATTTGTTGGAGCAACAATCTCTGGTGTTTTTAAAAATAAAACAGTTGAGTAGCCAGAGGCCTTTTTTGTTACTGGGTCGATGCGGTGGACGTGAGGTGGGTTGAAATCACCCTCAACCATGTCATTAATCCACGCACCATCTATATGATAGTCTTTTATTGGAGTATTTTTACTTTTAAGTAAATGTGCTGTGTTTTGTACATAATCTTGCATACAAGAATACATTGAGTAAATTATTGGCACAGAAGATAGCATATTCATAATGTTGGTTTCTTCTTTTACGTTTCCCGCTAACTTATGACTAAAATCTTGTAGAGTTGATTTTTTTGCATCAAATATTTCATTTAATTGATTTATCTCATCTATTTGTAGATGGTACTTACCTATAACTTTTCCACTAACTGTAAAATCTGCTTGCATATTTTATCCTTTCAAAATTAATTTATATATTCAAACCAACCTGTTAAAATATATTTATCACCTTTTAATGAAGTATTACCTCTGTGCACGTGTGTCCATGAGGCAGGAGCAATAATTAGTCTGCCTTCTTTTGGTTGCACTCTTTTATTTTGATACAAAAATTCTGTCTCTCCTCCTTCTTCAATATTATTTAAATACATTAAGAAAAATAGTGTTCTGCTAGAATTTTGTAAACTTGAATTTTCGCAATGCCAAATATGATAACCCTCACTAGGAGAAGTTTTTTGTAATTTAATATTAGGATTTAAAAAAATCTTTGATCCTGATTCAAAAGCTGTTTTATATCTTTCTATGTAATCTAAAAAAGCAACATTAATGATATTGTGAAATTCATTTAATAAATTAATGTTAAAATTTAAGAGAGTATTTTCCTGTTCTTGTAATAAATAATAATGACTTCCAGTGATTGATTTTTCGTCTTTGTTTCTGTTTATTAATTCTAAGTTTTTTAAATGACTAAAAACTTTTTTACAAAAAATATCAGTGTTATCTATATCATACACTCCTATAAAATCTGTCATATTCTGTTTTCTGTCTTATTTTATATCATGAAATTGATGTCAAGAAAACAATTTAGAAAAGTTCTGTTGATTTTAGACAAAACATGTTTACATTAGGTTCTCACCAAAATTAACAATCACAGGAGATAAATATGGAAAATGAAGATATAAATAAAGCTATCGCCTACCTTGCAGATAAGGTGAGTAAATACCATGAAAGATTACTAGCAATGGAAAGAGATGTTGAAAGACACCTAAAAGATTCAGCGCAACATTGTTGTGATGATTGTGATTGTAAAAAATCTTAAGATTTAGGAGTCTCACCTAACATATCTTTTAACGATGGAGCAAATACTTTAACATCTCGTCTGACTTTTTCAGCGGTTGTTGAAGTGTTTGGATCATCTATATCAGCTTGCATAGCTTCTTCAGATTCGTATTCTTGACCTGTGTCCATGTTTGTAAGTGTTGTTTCTGTTTTGACGTTATACTTTGGAATGACTCTTCCGTCCTCTAAAGTTACCGTTCCTATTTGTTCAGCGTTTTTAATTATTGGCATTTTATTCTCTCCATCTTAAATTAAAACTTAAAATAATTCTATCTTGATTAGAATTATTTTCTTGTACTTCATGTTGTAACCATGATGGAAAAAAAATCAAGTTATTCTCCTTCGCTTCCCACTGCACACTATGTGCAAAATGCACGGATAAGTCTTGATTTTTAGGTGGATCCAGCACCTCTGCCTGTGGCCTAGGTTCAATAAACACTAAATTACCGCTGTTTTTTGGCACTTTTAAATAATAAACTCCAGATAAAAAATTTAAAGGATGTGTGTGAACTGTATTTCTAGCACCTGGTGGATTTATCATACCCCATAATCCTGTCATTTCAGGCCCATATTTTCTCTCTACACTTAATGCGTTAAAACACTCTTGTGCTTGAAACATTATGTCTTGAGTTATTTCTTTGAACTCTTCACGTAAATATAAATCTTCTTTACTATGCCACCCTTTTACATTTGATTTGGGTGATCCAACTTTATCTTGTTTTTGTAAATCATAAAGTTTTTGTTCTAAATTATAATTGTTTTCTAACTCTGTAGTAAATACAGGTGTAATAAACATTCCTTGTAATTTCATATTCATCCTTTCTAAAGTTGACCTTTTGTAACCTCCATAAAACTTACAATTATGTGAACTTGATTAGCAGCATTTGCTTGTGCTTTTAATACATCAGATTCTTGTAACACAAGAGGTTGAGATAATAATTCTGTTGTAGTATTAGTTGCTACACTTTTTGCTTTAAATAATTCAAAAGTCGCAGATGATCTGACAACTTCTAAATCAACAAGTGTGGTGCTACCTGAGTCATTACAAATTAAAATAGATTTAATAACATCTGTTGTAGGTGGAACAGGGGGTGTGGCACCAGGATTAGCTGTTGGCACAGTTATTATAGTTGTTAAATCTGTTGATGTCATATCAACCATTGCACTTTTAAATGTATTAGCCAAGGAAAAAACCCTCCGACTCTGCTTCTTCTCTAAGATCTTGTTGGTAGTTTGTATTTAATAAAAGTATTATTTGATCAAGTAATCTGATCATCTGATCAAACTGACCAGCATCATATTCTGGTGTAGCGTTAGGTAATCTAGTAATCGTAATTTTAGCCATTATCTTCTACCGTCTGGTCTAATTTCAAGTTTTTGTGACCCAAGTCTCCAAGGTGTATCATCTACTGTATTAGTTGTATATCTTATTTTTACTGCTCTGCCTCTGCCTCTAACACTTACTTTTTCTGTTGTACTGGTTATACTTGCATTTGATGTAACATTAGATGAAGACTGAGGGTATTGCTCTAATGTTAATCTTGCAGTCATCGTATTTGCGAGGTTGCTGAAATCAGGAACTAGTTTGTTGACAGACATCAATTGATCACCATCGGCTATCTCTACAGAACCTGTTTCTAAGAACGCTGTTATTGCTGTTCCATCTGCCTGGTTGTTACCCGATTCATGTTCATAAATAAAAGAAGCACCAGCTGTTAATCCTAGTATGGTAGATATATTAGCTGTAGCGCTAGCATTATATTCAGTAGCTATTGGTTTTTCATATACATAAGCACCAAGCCAAGTAGTTCTACCTAAACTCAATGTGTACCAAGTGCCTTCTAAATAGTTATATGCAACTGCCCTATCTATTTGAGATGCATTAGCTGAAGGATAGTACCAAATAATTTCATTGTAAGCTGTGTTTAGTCCTACAGCTATATCATTTTTATTTGTATAACTAATATCATCAAAAACAAAATCTTGCACCGAACAAGGCATTTTTTTGACAACACCATCATAAAGATAAAATGCGTCATCAGACATCCAATAAGCTATACCGTTAACCTCTATAGCTGCATGTTGGGCTATAAGACCTGCGTTTGCACCCAGCTGTCTCAAACCGAAAGTAAAAGGTGTTCCAACAAACTGTATTCCATGTAATGATGTGTCAGTCCAAACGAGTATTTGTCCTGCTGATTTTACAGCACCTACAATTTTTGAGCCATCTGATATACGCAATGACCCTGCTTCATTCGTTGCTACAGGTGTAAAATCAGTAGCATCTTCCCTATCTGAAAATCTAAAAAATAAATCATCTTGAGTGCCTGTGCTACCTATTGTAGTTTCAGTGCCAAATATTAATAAATGTCTTGTATCTGTTGAGACAAGACTAAATCTTGATGCAGTAGGAGCATTGGATAAAGCTGTTGCTCTTGTTCCTGTACCTGCAGATGTGTCCCAAATAAAAGTGCCACCATCTAAAACAGTAGCAATTAAGTCTTCACCAAAATTGTCTAATGACCAGTTTCTGCCTACAATAACAACGTCAGATGAAGAGCTAGCCGTTCCCCAAGTGCTACTACCCCAGGTGTCTGTGCCCCATCCTAGTCCATATGTAGATGTAGCAGGTCCTACGTTTATTTGATATTTTGCGTTACCTGAGCCACCGCCACCGGATGTTGATCCAGATGCTGTGCTAGTGTGTGTAACTTTGTAATTATTTGCGTCAGTTATGGATGTGATTTCAAATTCTTGATTCATGTCTAAACCATCTATTGATGAAAAAGAATCAAAAGTAACAAAATCTCCTAGTTTTGCGTTATGGGTGCTATCTGCTACAGACACAGTGGTGGTTCCGTTTGTTGTAAATGGGTTTGTTAATGCCTGTGTTTCACGAATAGGTGTGATGTCGTACACGGCTCCTTCGTTATAGATATATAATTTTCTATCTGTTCCTAACGCTAAGTATCTTAAACCGTCTAATCCCATCCATGAGTGAGTATCCCTCACAACACCTACTATAGTTTTATTAGGATTAGGTAGATTTGTCCAACCACCCCATCTTTCTGGTTTACCGTAGTGAAACCTGACAAAATCGGAGTCTATGTATTTACGCTCGTCACCAGCCGAATAAGCTGTGTCCTGTTTATCTACTCCTGGTCTAAATTTTAAGTCAACTAGCTGCATTTGACCCAGTATTGTATACTAAATCTTTGCTGAGTAAAAGATACATCTTTACCAGATTTTGATAAAATAGGTGTTATGCAATGATTAATATAACTAGGAAAAACCACCATAAGATTGTTCCTACTTGGAATCTCTATAATCCTACCATCATCCATAAATAACATATCTCCACCCTGTAGTTCATCTTCGTCATTAATTATTAAATTGAAAGTAAAAAATTCAGTGTCACAATGCCAGTCATAAAAGCCGCCATGGTTGTAACAGACAACGTGTATTTTTGCTTGTAAGTCTTTTTTTAAAAATTTAAATACATTGTCCCTACCTTGATTTTGTAAAAAAGAAAAGAACCCCTGGTTATAGAATCTAGTATTTAAGCCTAATATATTTTCATTATTTTCAGGAGTCTCACCAAAATTTATCCAGTAATCATAACCTCCACATGATTTATTAAACGCAGAATATTTTTCTTTTTCTTTTGTTATAGTGTTAGTGCCATACCATTCAGGCATTTTAAAAGCGTGCATATTTTTAAGTAAATCGCTTTGTATATTTTTTAAAATAACCGGTGGTAAAAAATTATCACATATTATTATATTATTACTTATATATTTATACTTCACTTTGCGCCTTTAAACTGTGTTCCAACGTTACCCTTAAAAGCATAATTACCATAATGTGTCATACCAGATAAAATATCTGCGTATATATTTCCACCCATGTTTTGCCATAAACGACAAAATGCATAATCCTCCGATAGATATCTTTTTGTTTGTGGTTCTATCATCGTATCAAAAAAAGCATAATTCCAATCTGATGTTTCATGATAATTAAATTCTGTTTCGTGAGATTGGTTGATATGTTGATCAGGCTTAAATTTTAAATCAGGATAAACTTCAGCCATTCTTACAAACACATCTCTTTTAATTAACATAAAACCTGTTGGACCATCTAGTACTTCTATAAAACCATTTTCTAATAAAATTTTTTCTGGATCTTTTACGTTTAAATTATATTGTAATGATGCTGCCAAAAGCTCATCTTCGGATATATCAGGATTTTCTTTTAATCTTTTCTTCACTTTCATCCAATCAATAGTTTTTCTTGGATATATGCCAGTGACCACTTCTTTGTCATACTCTAACATTCTTACTACAGCATCTGGGTTAAAAGCTAAATCAGCATCTATAAATAATAAATGTGTGTAGTCTCCATCCATGAATAGTTGAACTAGTGTATTACGAGCTCTAGTAATTAAAGACTCATTACCTATTGTTGCAAATTGTAATTCTATTTTATTTGTAGCAGCCAACGCTACTAGCTGCATGCAACTTTTAAAATACTCCGTGGTAATTAGACCACCATAACAAGGAGTTCCAACAAATACTTTATGCATCTTTATAAAAAATATTAAGTGTGTATCTATCAGTGCTTTCGCCAAATGATTGTAAATCGGAATGCATAATTTTACTACCATTAAAAAATAAAGCTCTATTTTCAACAAAGCCTATATGTGAGGACAGTTGGTTCTTGTGTGTAAAGCCTGTCCCATTATTAAATAATGGTTCTCCTTTTACAAATAACAAAAAGTTTGCAACATTACCTTTATAGGTGTCTACATGAAACATTGGTTCTTTGTTATTTTTTCTTACATGAGCGCTTACAGATATTGGTTCTAAATTTCTATTTGGAAAAAAATAATTTTTAATTAATTTTAACAAAGGATCTGTGTGAAAACTTTCAGGAAACGTATGCCTTTTTCCATATACGCGTCCGTGAGGATCATTTACTTCAGAATATTTTAAATTTAAAAAAGTTTCTTGTAAAGATTCTAATGTATCTATTGATAAAAAATTATCAACGTACATAACAAACTCAGTGTTACTATTGTGTTGCATACTCTACCGTTAAATATTCTATTTTTCTAACCCAACCACGAGGTATTGCTATTGCACCACCACCATGATTATCATCTTTGTCTGTACACCACGATCTCATAACCACTATTTTGTCATCATTATTTACAACCATGTATCCAACTTCTTGGCACACGGCTAACGGAGCAGAAACAATTTCTTTAATATGTAACCAACCAGTCTCTGTATCTTTTGCATCATGCCACGTAATTCTTACCATGGGAAAAGGTGTATTAGATTTGTTGCTCATCTTTCTCTTTTTTTCTTTTAATAGTAACATTGAAAGACACTGATCTTCTCTCCTCATCTGGAGTTCTAAAAGGGTAAACCATATGTGAAAGCCAAGATGGAAATAAATAGATGTCTCCTACTTTAGGTGTTGCTTGAAATGTATGTCCATTAAAAGTAGCAGCTTGTCCGCACTGCCATTGAATATCTCCCACACAAGGAAAATGATCTTCTTTTTCATATTCATCTTTTAATCCTGGAGGTATTCTTAAATATATTACGCCAGATAAATCACCGTCATGAACATGTGATGGATTAAAATCCCCTGCCCATTGTGATACAACCCACATGCTTGTTATTAATATTTTTTCAACTTTATCTGGTGATATAGTATTTACCATTGGAGGTTGCTCTAAATATTTATGTATTATCATTTGTAAAGAATTACTCATGGGAGCGAACTCAGTTGATATCATCCATGCTGGAGGATATCTTACTTCTTGTTTTACATTACCCGCAAGGTGCATCGAGTGATCCCATTCTTTTGACATTTTTTCGCTGTCCATAATCTCTGTTGCCTTATCATCTAATAATTTTATTAAAGATTTAGGCAAAGATCCTTTAAAAACTGTAGGACCAAAGGGCCTAAAAGCCTGAAATTCATGTTTTAACTGTTCTGACACTTTAATTCCTTTCTAACTAATTATTTATCTATTGTCATATAGCAATTATTTCCCTATAAATATAGGATTAAATTGGCTAAATACACAAGTCTAGCCTTCTTGCTACATTACATTAAATGCTTTTAAGGAGATTATGAAAAGACTAGCGCTACCACAAGGCGGATTGGCTGATTTTCAAGACGCTGTAACCGCACTAAAAGACTTAGGACGTTTTGAAGACGATACTATTGCTCACGTTGCAACAGGAGAAACTATTATTCCCATGGAGGTTTTTGAAAAAAACCCAGAGCTTCGTGATCAAGTATTTGCTTCAATGGCAAAGCTAGGTATTAACCCAGCGGAATATATTGTAGGAAGTAATTTAAATTCAATCAACCCTGTCACAGGACAGCCAGAATTCTTTTTAAAAAAATTAGTTAAAAAATTAAAAAAAGCAGCTCCAGTAGTTTTACCTTTAGCGGCATCTTTTATTCCTGGTGCAGGTCCTTTATTAGTGGGAGCAGCAGGAACAGCTGGTGGACTAATAGGCGGACAAGATCCAAGACAAGCAATATTATCGGGTATCACAGCTGGCGGATTGGCTGGTCTTGCAAAAGGCTCACAAGCATTTAATTTAGGACAACAAGCTGGTGGCAGATCTTTAGGAAGTTCACTATTCAAAGGTATTCAAGAAGGTGGTTTAGGCACATTGTTTAGAGGTGCTCAACCTGCTTTTAGTAATGTTCCAAATCCAACTGGAGCAGAAGTTGTTAGTGGTGCAAATACCGCTGAACTTGCATCAGCTACAGAAAAAGCAACCAAAGCTGCAACTGATCAAGGCTTCTTTGAAAAAGCAACCAACATATTTAGAGAAGGTGGTGACCCAGGCAAAGGATTCAGCACGAAACGAATACTAGCTGGCTTGTTTGGATTACAGGGTATAGCTCAAATATTCCCTGATTTATTTAGTGGTCCACAAGGAGAAGCAGTTGCTTATGCTCCAGAGTTATATCCAGGCCAAGGCATGTTTGATTCAATTACTAACGTAGGATTTGCTCCTGCGTATAGTGCAGGAACAAACATCGTGCCGTCAATGTTTGCAGCTCAAGGTGGAATTGTGGGTATGCAAGAGCCTGTAAATGGTTTAAAAAGGATGGAAGGTATTAGAGCAATGGCTGAAGGAGGTTTTCCTGAAGATGCTCCAAGAGCACGAGGCATGCTTCGTGGTCCAGGGACAGGTACCAGTGATGATATCCCTGCGTATTTAAGTAATGGCGAATTTGTCGTCACAGCAAAAGCAGTAAAAAATGCAGGAGGCGCTAAACCAATGTACGAAATGATGGCTAATTTAGAAAAAGGTGGTAAATTATCACCAGCATCGAGGGGTAAATAATGGCTGAAACATACGTAAGACCAGCTCCGTTTATAGAAGAGAGAAGCGAACAACTTCTTAAAACAGTATTTGGTGATCCTGATGCAGAGAGAAGAAAAGATGAACAAGGTAATTTCATCGAATCAGAAGAAGATTTTGAGTTACGAAAGTTTGGTCGAGCAGGCATTGCAAGGCAGATACCCGCATTTCAGATTGCTGATTTAACTGGTGATCAAAGGGCTGCCTTTGCAAGAGCACGTCAAGGTATTGATTCTTTTGCTCCATTTATTACACAAGCTGGTGGAACACTTGGACAAGGTATAGGCGCTGCTCTTTCCGGAGCTCCTTTATTCACTCAAGGTGCAACTATAGCCGGCAGAGGTGCGGCTCTTGGTGAACTAGGCGCTGGTCGTATTACACAAAGCGATATAGATGCTTTCTTTAATCCATATCAACAAGCAGTTACTGATGAAATAAAACGACAAGGTGATTTAATGAAAACAACTGCTGCTACACAGGCACAAAAAGCTGGAGCTTTTGGTGGCTCTCGTTTAGGTGTAGTAGAAGCAGGTATAGATGAAGGCACATTAAGACAAATAGGACAGTTTCAACGACAAGGTTTTACCGATGCAGTAAACAGAGCTGAACAAGAGAGAAGAAGACAACTCGCTGGTGGTCAATTGATGGGTCAACTTGGTACAGGTATCGGAGCTCTCGGCTCACGGTTCGGTGCTCTTGGTCAACAACTAGGCACATTAGGTGCAGGTCAGGCGGGACTTGGTTTAGATTTACAGCAAGCTCAACTTAGAGACACAGCGTCTCTTCTTGGTATTGGTGGACTGCAACAACAGTTACAACAAGCAGGGCTCGATGCTGCAAGAAGAACAGCTGAAGCTCAAGAGATGGAGCCGTTTACAAGACTTGGTTTTGCTAGTGATATTTTAACAGGACAACCTTCTAGTTATTCAAGCATAACTTTCCAAGATCCTGCAGCAGGAGTTAATCCATTATCTCAAATAGCAGGACTCGGTATTAGTGCACTAGGACTATCGAGATTGTTTGGTTAATATGCATCCACTCAACAGAAGAATGTTTAGAGAACCTATACGTGCACAAGCGGGCGTGTATGTCCCTACAATAAATGACATCATGTCTTTTTATCGAGATGGTTTTGATGATGCAGGGACACCTCTTAACACAGAAAATTTTTTAAAAGCTTTAGAGGCTGCTAAATTAATAGGATCAGAGGGATTGTTCCCTAATCCAGGAGAGGGGTTTAAAGCTGGAATTACTGGAATAGATTATGGTGACAAACTTTTTTCTGATGAAAAAGAAGATAAGATAAGAGCCATTACAGAACAGGTTGGCTTTCCAGGTCTGACGGCAAATACAATGACTCTGTTTGGAAGAGATTTTGACATAAGCGACAGTGGAACAGGACCACTTCCGCAGGGTAATGCATATCAAGCATTAATAGATCAAGCCATGGCTGAAGAACAAGCAGGTCAACAAGCCATAGCAGATGAGGTAGCTGCACAGGCTACAAAGGAGACAGAAGCTAGATTTCCAGCGGAGCAAATAGCGGATCAAGCAGGTATTTCAGCGTTGTCTAAATCACCAAAAGAAGAACAAGCAAATCAGGGTGAAGATGATCTTACATTGACAACAAGCTTAGCTGAAAAATTAGAAGAGGACAGTCAAAAAGTTATAGATGTTTTTGATTCTATTAATTCAGAGCAAGGTGGTGAGGCATTTACTGAAGGAGTTAAAAGCACAAACAAGGCACTTTTATTTAACGCGATTAGGGGACTTAATCAGGCGAAAGAAATAGGAGGACAATCTCTTAAAGAAGCTCAAGATTTTGCTAAAGGAGTTATAGCAAACATTGCTCCAAGTGAAGCAGCTGTGAAAGAATTTAATGATGCTTTTCAATCCTTAACTGGGCTTAAATTAACCGGAACAAGCGATGCCGGTGAATCAGAAATATTTGGAGTTAGTATGAGCGATCTTGAAGAGGGTGGTAAAAAAGTTGTGGACACTGTAAAAGATGCAGCATCTTCAGTTAAAGATACTATTGTAGAAAAAACTTTTGATGAAGAGGGTAACATCAACACCCCAATTGAGATAATCACAAATGAAATAAATAATATCTCAGATCAATTTAAAGCGGCAGGTGATGAGATAGAGAGAAACAAAAGAGTTTTAGCATTACCTTACTCATCGTTAAATGAAGCAGATCAAAAACTAAAAGAAGACCTTGAATCAAATCCTGAGTTGGTAAATCAAATAATTATAGGCGCTAGCGATGGAGTTAAAACTGCAATTAACAGCACTAAAGACGCTGTTAATGATGTTGTAGAAAATTTAAATGCACCTCAAGCAGAAAAGAACGATATCAAAAATCAAATGGATGAAATTTCCGACAACATGGATTTTATTCTAGATCAATATCAAAAAGGAGACATAACAAAAGATAAGTTTGAAGATTTAATGAATGCGGAAAACGATAAACTTAATGACCTGCAATCAAACCTTGAATCACAATCAAGTTCAATTTCTACTGGGACAATAACTGAAGAAGAAGCGACAGAGGTAGATGAAGTAGAAAAAGAAGAAGAAAAAGGAACAGGCGTAGATACTACAACAGGAGTTAAGACAGACACTACCGGAACAACCATAGTTGATGGCACTACAACTGATAGTGGTGTCAGTGGAGCTATTGCTAGAGCACTAGAAGCATCAGGATTTAATCTTGGATATCAAAAAGACCCAGACTCTGATGCATTAAAGACTGTATATTATGGATTACAGTTAATGATGACACCAGGTGAGCCGCTCGATGCTGCAGCTAAAGTTGCAAGTGATGCACTTAGAAATGAAATAAATGAAAGATATAAAACAAAAGCCCAACAACAAAAATTTAGGGGAGAGATATTCAAAGTTCTCCTTGGCGGTGAAATAGATTTATTAAAAGAACAGATAAAAAAGGATGGCAAAATTACTAAACAAACCAAATATAATATAGGAAGCGTAAAAGAAAACATTCCTACAATATTAAGTAGTATTACAAATAAAACAAATTTATCTTTTGATAATGAAGCTTTAGAAGATCCAAACTCAATAGAGTCTTTGTATGTTACAAACATCTATAATAGAATGCAAACACAATCTAATAAATTATATAATGCAGGCGAAGAAATTCCAAGTAATAACCAATTAGCATTGGATGCAATTGATTATGTTAATAACCAATTCTTGTTCCAGAAAAAAGAACCAGGAATGTTTGGTAAAATTTTAGGATATATTGGTCTTGGTGATGATGAACAAAAAACAGAATTAGCTGGAGTGAAAACTTCTGGTTCAGGCACTGGTCAAAAGGTTACAAATGAGATGATAGATACTCTAGCAAAAGCAAATAATTTACCAAGAGATCAAATTATTGCATTACTTAAAGCGCAAAGACCTGATTTAGATTTTAGTGGAATAAGTTAATGGCTGAGCTTGACCTGTCAATAGTGGGGCTCGATAATACACCACCGCAAATTGGAGGAGTCGAACCAGAAGCTGGTGGTTTAGATTTATCAATCATAGGACTAGACAACATATCACCCACTGCACCTATACCATCAGAGCAGAGTGAATTTTCAAAAGGACTTGAAAGAAGTTTTAATAACGTCCAGGCGATTACAGGGGACTCTATTGCTGTAATTGGTGAACTATTAAACAGTGATAATTTAGTTGGCTACGGTAAGTCTGTATCTTTAAAAAATAGATTAGAAGCAGCAGCCGTTGGTGCGCCCGAAGTGGGTAAGATAGAAGATGTTACAAATGCAAATGATATTGCACCATGGGTAGCTAACCAAGTTGGACAAGCGATTCCATCTTTATTTCCTGGCGTATCAGCTGCTATCGCAACAAGGTTAGGTATGGGTTTAGTCGGGTTTTCTCCGGTAGGGTTTGTTGGAAGATTTGGTTTACCGGCTGTATCAGCTTATCTCACTAGTGCTTTTCTTGGAACTGGTGAAGCGGCTAGAGCACAAAAAGAACTTGCTGGTAATGAAAATTATTCTGACGCAGAACAGGCATTAAAAACTGGATTGCTGGCTGGAACTTTTGATGTCGCTACAATCATTCCGATCTTACGACCATTAGAGCCAGCGTTTAGAAGAATAGGTAAAAAAAATTCTGTCGATCAAATACAAAAAATATTTGAAGTAGATAAAACAACGGCGTCAAAAGTTTTTGATGGAATCATATCGACAGGAGGAAACATAGCAACAGCTTCAGCGTTAGAGGCCGTTACAGAAGCAGCACAAGAAAATGTATTTATTAAAGGAGCAGAACAATCGACAGGATTAAAAGTTCCAGAAGCGGAAGTAAGGAGTCGTGTTATAAATGCAGGTATACAAGGAGGTTTTGGTGGTGGAGTATACGCTGGTATATCGAGCACTATCGGTCCTTTAGTAAATAGATCAGGTGATTCTGGTCTCAGAAATTTTCCTGATAACTCAGGCACAGCTATAAAGTATCCTAACTACACAATATTTAAAAAAGAA